CTGTGACACGAAGATCGGATAGAAACGACGGTTGCCCGTATCGTCTCGCTGCAGGCCCGCGTAGCCGTTACCGTCCATTATGGTAATCCATTGCCGCGACTTGATGATGGAGTCTTCGAATTTGAAGTCCAGGTCATCCTCGGTTTTGGACACAAACGCTTTGATATGTTCCAACGCGCCCTTATTCAGACCGGTCATTTCACCGATGTTCGCGACAATCGATTTGCCTGTGATGTTACGAAGAAACGGGTTAAAATTCTTCGCGCCTAAGTCGAGCTGCACCGAGCCGACATCAGGGTCACCCATCAACACTCGACAAATCAAAGTGGAGAACCACGATTTACCGGCGTCTTGGCCACCGATCAACGCGATGGTAATGGGCGCCAAAGCTCCAGGACGCAAGATGCGATTGTAAAGGGACAGCCAGAAGTATTTGCCGACCAAGCGCGTGAGTGGCGTGTCGAACGGCTGGAACATCTTGATGAGCTGCGTTTCCATCCTGGGCTCGCCGTCCCACGTAGGCATTGAGCGAGTGAAGTGTTCAATCAGCGAATCACGGCGATGTTCCAGGGCCCATGACCGAAGTGAATCGATGATATCTTTGTCTGACGGGTTCTCCATGCCGACCGCATCGAGCGCCTGTACAAGCTCCCTGGTGCGTAACGTTCGAGGGGAGAAGGCTTGGCCCTGATGATCGACCAATCGCCCCTTAAACGTGTCGTAGTGGGGATATGGGACCATGCCGCTGCCGTTATCAAACAGCGCGTCATAGACGGCGTGCCGATTCATCAGGGATTCCGGTTTTACACGCGGCCCGATATCAAACGAATCATTTGGATTGCCGCGCTTAAAGTGCACGAACTTGATTGCCATGGGACCGGACTTGATAAGCAGCCTAGCGCGCTTAACCAAATTGGGTTCCATATAGATTTCGGCTTTGTCAAGGTCAGATACAGTTGCGCGGTGTTGCAGGCTTACTACAACACGCTTGGCCTCCTGTTCAGCCGCTTCTAACTCTGGACCGAACCCGGCATCAGTCGCCATACCGGGTTCAAATATATCATTTCCGCTGTCATTCTGGCCGTTTTCCGGCTCTTCATTTGCCATTGCTGTTTCTCCTAACGCTGGCCAGAATTAAAGGGCTTGGAATTCAGCGTTAGGAAAAGGAACCTTGTTTTCGTTCATCGTTTGAATCCTGTTTAACACCAGACGGCTGTGAGGTGAAGGTCGAATGACCGATAATTTGGAAGGGGAATCTATTCTCCCTTGTTTAGCGGACGACGGCAAACTGGCCGCATCGGTGACCTTAAATGTCGTTCACCTTAATGACCGCCGATGGCTGCGGAACTAATCCCTTTAGAGCCTGTCCAATCGCCTTCGCAATTTCGGCGCGCTCTTCTGGAGTGGCCTCTGCAATGTCCTGGCCGTTGAACTGGACCTCGACCGGCTCGGCACGGCCCCGAGCGTCAAGGGTGATGATGCGGTCGATCTGAGCCGCGTAACGGAACTCGACATGCCGATGAACATCCTGGATCTGCACGGCCTTTTGGAGAGAAAAGTTCGGGTCAGCGCTGATGATGACGATGTGATCGGTTTCAGTTTCGAAACCGGCCTTCGCCAGACGCTCCACCACATCGGCAAACAACTCTGGTACGCGAACAATCACGCAGTCGGCGAATCTCTCGGTGAAGTAGTTGTTGAGGTTGGCGGCGCCGAAGATTACGGTGATTTTCATTTTGGAATCTCTCAGATCAGGTTTGTGTTTGGCGGATAGTAAAGCAAGTCGCAAAGTGAGTCAAGCAAGTCCAGCAGCTTTTCTGTTGATATTGTCGAGTCGTTCGGCGATCTTCGGAATGACGATTTCGTCCACGAACACCGACCACGTGCGGCGATGCAGCTTTCTGCAGGTATCATGACCGCATCCGAACACAAACTCATGTTCGGCTCCAGGAATGGGCCCACGGAAATACGCGCCGTAAGGATCGCCATTGGAGTGCTCGTCACCCCATGGACATCGTATGCGGTACTTGCCGGACATGTTCATGGCGACTTCGCCGTTGGAGCCTTCGCCCATTTTGGCCTTGGACAGAATGTAGTCGGCCAACTTCAGCCAGACCGCATCAAACTTGTAATCCTCCTCGCTGACTTCCACGATAGGCTTTTGCGGCACGATGATGCTGAAGCCAAATGACCGGGCGATATCCTCGGGCGAGTAGCGGCGAGTATAGTCGGCCTCGACCAACCGCACCTGGAATGGGCTGCCGTCGTTCATTGGGTACTTGAGTACCATGTCCGGGCCGTGGCGCTTATTGTTGATCCCAATCGGCATCCGTCCATAGCGCGAAATATCTTTGATGGTGTTGTCGCCGCCCTTCTTGAGAACGTTGGCTACAAAGCAGTTCAAAAGCGCTTTGAAATGGATCAGGGAGTCCACCGGCTCATCAAAGAAATACCAAAGCTGATAGTTGCCAGGGGAAGTCTCGACTGTAGCAGTCGGCGGCAGGATTGCGTTGAAGTATTCCAGCGTCAAACCGCCCTTGGAGCCCTGTCCGGTTCCGATGTCATCGACCATGAGCGCAAGACCGTGCCCGAATGAACTTTCGCCGCGCCAGTAACGCATTGCGCCCGTCTTCGGGTTCGGCGTCTTTATGGAAGAGGAAATGCATGCATAACAGTTCGCTCTGGCATTGATGAACTTGCCTTCCTTCCACGGCGTGGGCCACCAAGTGCTGTTGATCTTTTTACCGGTCGCGTCAGTCTGGACGGTCGCCTCTTCTGCGTAGCCAGCCATCACTCGTTCATCGTCGGGGATGGTGTGCTGTAACTCTTTAAGGAACTGTTCCGTTGCCGCAAGTTTTTCTTTCGGGGTCATTGTGAAATCAACTCAACGAATTCGACATCAGCGCGTTTGAAGGCTTTAATGTGGGAGTGGCCGTTTGCGTGATAGCCAATCTTCACCACGTTCAAGGTTATGTGCTTAATGGTTGCTGTGCGCAATTCAATATCGCCGGGAAGTCGGACATACCATAGCTCCCAGACTTTTGGATTAATTGGAAGGATGTATTCGATAGTCATTAGTAATTCTCCCTGGAGCGAGTTGCATCCGGGAATCTATCCAGATGTTCGTGATCAATGAAAGGCTCATCCTTTGGCGTTGCCGAAGGATCGTCAAGAACATTACGACCAACAACCACTTCGCCTTCGGGCTCGCCTTTGGATACGGCCAGGATATCGTCGAGGGCCGATTTGACACGCCCTGGTTGCGCGCCGTTGGCCATCAGCAGTCGAGTAAGGTCGAGGCCCAGATTGCCGGTTCGCTCTACCGTCTTGGTGCCGTTAAGAGCCTGGGTCGCCATGGCTATTGACTCATCAGCCGACGCGCCTGCTCGTTTAGCAGCGCCTGTGGCAATCTTCGCCGCGCCCGTACGGATGAGGTGGAAGAGGGCATCGAACTGCTGACTCTCGCCAATGCCATGCTTCTTAAGGCGCTTAATGAGGCGCTTACCTTGATTGCGATGCCACAGCTCACTTTCGATGTTTACGGTGTCGTTCATTGCGCGTTCCTGTTGGTTGTGACAGAGTTGACTTATTCTGACTTCTTATATCAATCAAGGCAACTGAAATTATCAGTTTGCTTTATCCTCAACTTGAATCATATACTACGCCAGTCGGATGATCGACGCAAACATGAACGGAACCTGCTATGTCGGAAAAAGAAATTGTTTATGTAGGCTATTTGAAACTGCGCAGCGGCAAACAAGAGGAGGTGCGCTTGCGTTTGGGCGTGCACCATTGGATTGACGCAGACGGTCGTCGTTGGTCCAATACTACTGGTAAACTCTCAAAGAATGAAGAGGCATACCCTTACCTGATTCTGCCGTCAATCGTCCAAGTTCAAAGTGCTGGACGGGCCTTCACCAGAAAGATGACTCATGAAGGCAGCATACGATCTTTCGGCTTGAAGAAGGCTGCCAAAGGGCGGCGTCACCCGCTGCGCGAATCCAAGTTGTACTGGATTGATTCATTCGGTCGCAAGTTCCGTAAGAAGGATGGCTGGGAAGTGACCGCTGAACCGAACTTGCGCCTTCTGTTGGAAACTGTTAAACCCATCGTCAGAGATTACAGCAAGTATTTCTGATTACTGCAACATCAATTAAGCGCTAAATAGGGCCGCTCAACAATGTATACTCATGAAATGCTACTCAAACGGTTCGAGATCGACCTTAACGATCAGCAAGTCAATGCCATTAACAAGGCCGTGGAATGGTATCGCGGCTGGCAAGATCGAAAACACCGCCGTCAAAAATTCTTTCTGGCAGGCTTCGCAGGAACTGGCAAAACGACCATTGCCAAAATCATTGCCGAACTTTGCTGTGGAATGGACTGGACCGCGTTCATTGCGCCGACCGGTAAGGCCGCAAGCCGTCTCCGTCAAAAGGGTTGTCCGCTCGCCAAAACGATGCACCAGTTCATCTATAACGTTCGAGGCGAGGATGAGAAAGGCGAGCCCATTTTTGTGGCCAAGGGCGCTCTGGACGATAAACCCAAGCTGGTCGTGCTCGATGAAGCCTCGATGGTCGGTGAGTATGACGCCGGTAAGATCCTGGCCCATCGCATCCCGCTGCTGGCGCTAGGCGATACCGGCCAAGTCCCGCCTGTAAAGGCTGCAATCTTCTTCACCGAAGCCTCGGCCGATGTTATATTGGACCAGATCGAGCGCAACGCCGGCAACATCGTCAAGGGTTCGATGTTCGTTCGCCAGGGCAAGCGATTGCCGCCGCGTGAGTATGATGACGTGGCGGTGCGCGATGGAACGCCGTCCGATGATGAAGTTCGAAAGTTCCTGGATGATGACGGCGTTATCATCTGTTCTTATAACAGTACGCGCCAACGCATGAACAACCGCTGCCGCCGACTTCTGGGATTCAGCGGCGATATCCCAGCGGCTGGGGAGAAGTTGGTTTGTACGTTCAACCAGCACGGTTACGGAATCATGAACGGCGAGCAGGGAGTTGTCCTCGGATATGAGGCCATCCCAGAAGGCTCCGAGGACGACGATGAACCGGACAATATGATGTTGCTCCGTTATCGCTCGCTGACTGACGGGGTAGAGCGCCTGGCAAAGTTCAACCCAGGCTCTTTCGATAAAGATGAAGAAGTTTCCAAAGATGCTATGAAGAATGCCGGTGGATGGGATTACGGCTATACATTGACCGTCCACAAGTCACAAGGATCAGAATGGCCCAACGTTATGGTAATGGAGGAAATATTGCGCGGCGTTTCATACGCGGCGTTGATGTATACTGCTATTACGCGAGCCATTAACCGTCTGGTCATTTACCGCTATCGCTAAGAACATTAAAGGAAAGTTCCGTGTCCATTAGAATCGGTTGAAATAAATATTTTTGGCCGTTTCCAAATTTAAGTATTGCCCTACAGTTTCAGTGAAGGCATACTCGGTTTCACGGTAACTTAAAACCCAATTTTAAACCTTCTGGAGCAATAAGCATGAACGATGTCGTAGAACAAGAGCAGAAAGCACCGCAACTGTCCAAAGAAGAACGTCAGGCTCTGGCCGAACAAAAGCGCCTGGAAAAGCAAGCCGAGCGTGAAGCCAAGCAGGCCGAAAAGGCCGCAGAGCGCGAAGCCAAACAAGCCGAAAAGGCCGACGAGCGTGAAGCCAAAGCCCTCCAGGCAAAGGCCGAGCGCGAGTCCAAGCAGGCTGAGAAGGCCGCAGAGCGTGAAGCCAAGAAGCAAAAAAAGGCCCTGGAGCGCGAAGCTGAGAAGGCCGAACAAGCCAAACAGCGTGAAGCCGAAAAGGAATCCAAAGCTGCCGAGCGCGAAGCTCTGAAGCAACAAAAGGCACAAGAGCGCGAACAAGAGCGCCTGGCACTGAAAGCCCAGAAGGAAGCCGAACGCGAACAAGCCATCGCCGACCGTAAGGCCCAGACCGAAGCCAACAAGCAAGCGCGCAAAGACCAGGCCGAAGCCCGTCGCCAGGCAATCGCCGACCGTAAGGCCCAGACCAAAGCTGACGGCGCCCGTCGTGGCCGCGCAACCCACTTCATCTTCACCGGTGAAGGCCTGTCGAGCCCGCAAGCTCTGTCGATTCGCGGCAAGGTTCTGCAGTACATCAAGGACAATGTCGAGGTCGGTGTTCCGGTCGATATCGCCGAGTTCGGCGAGGAAGTGAAAGGTCTGCTGTACGGTTCGCCGGTTCGCAGCTTCCTGGCCAAGCTGGAAGAAATGGGCCACCTGGACTTCGTTACCCGCGAAGAAGAAGTCGATGAAACCCCGGCTGAACAGCCTGAAGATGTCGTCGCCCGCGAAGAGGAGGTTGATGGAGTCCCGGCTGAACAGCCCGAAGATGTCGTCGGCGCGTAATGTCCGATGTGTGAACGAAAGCCCTCTTAATTGAGGGCTTTTTATTGTCCAAAGGTTGACTTATCTCAATAATCTCTGCGATAATATCAGCAAGATTTATTTCGACTTGATACACTAACTAACACAGGATCAAAGCATGAAACCAGTAATTGTTGGCGCCGGGTTGGCCGGATTGATTGCCGCGTGCCATTTCAAAGAGTCTGAGATCATCGAGGCATCCCCGGCGCCGTTTGCCCAACACCGAGCATTGCTGCGTTTCCGTGGGACCGGTGTATCTGAGTTGACCGGTGTGCCTTTCAAAAAGGTTCAAGTCCACAAAGAAGTCCACATCAACGGCAAGACCATCAACGGCCATTGCCCAATCAGCGCGGCAAATCAATACGCTCTCAAGGTCACCGGCTCGATAGTTGGGCGCTCCATCGGCAACCTGGATACGGTGTCACGCTATGTCGCGCCGGATGATTTTTACCAGATCCTGATCGAGAAGGTTGGTGCCAGGATCACTTGGAATCGAGCGTTTGGCAAAAGCGACCTCGGCCACGACATAAACTACATCAACACCGCGCCGCTGCCAGTCGTAATGGCGGCTGCAGGGATGGAAGCGCCGGACAACTGCAAGTTTCAAAAGGCGCCCATCGAAGTCCTGCGGATCAAGCTCAGCAGTCCTGCTGATGTCTACCAAACCATCTATTTCCCGGACCCGGAAACCCGAGTGTTTCGGGCTAGCATCACCGGCAACATCCTCATCATAGAATCGCTCATCCGGCCCGAGGCCAATGCCATGCTACCCGATTGGGAGCGAGACATGGTCCTGGAGGCGTTCGGCCTTCGCAAATCCGACCTTTCCACCTCCAGCCGCGACATGGAAATTGTTGATCAGCGTTATGGAAAGATTCTCGACATGCCGAAAGCCGACCGTGAAGCAATCCTGTATGAGTTGACGAATAAGCACAAAATCTTTTCGCTTGGCCGTTTTGCTACGTGGCGCAACATTCTGCTTGATGACGTCGTGGACGACATCGGGATGATCGACCGTCTGCTGAGCGCAAGTGAGTATGCGCGTAGTCGTTTGATGCGAGCATAATTATCTCACAATTTTGATGAAAATTGCTTGACGTGTACGTTTGATCGGTAGATAATCAACTCATCGAAAGCAAACGTACACGGAGTAAGACGAAATGTTCAATTTTCTGGTGATGATGAAAGAAGGCGAAACCGTAGCACTACTGTGCGATGGCGGCTACAACGTAACTTTCATGAACAGTGAACGACGTACCAGCGTTCGCGGCACGGTGTCGGTTGATGACGAACGTCAGCGGGTCAGCGTTTGCCGCCATGTGCACAACAAAAAACACATCGGCGCAGCAGCAAATCAGTTCGACGGGGTCGCCTACATTCTCTAACCAACCGCGCCCACCTCAAGCCCCTTAACTGGGGCTTTGCCAGTACCACCACCCCAAACCATTGGAGAATAAGATGGCACGCGCTACTCAAGCCGAGGTTGAACGCCTCCACCGCAAAATCGAATCACTCGAACTCCATCTGGACCTGGAAACCAATCGCGCTGATCGGGCCGTAAAGGCATTGCGCGGCCTTTACCAGAGTGCCGACCTCACCGGCCTGGACGACGGCAACCCGGACGACATCGAGCTGGAAAACTCCATCTGTCAAATCCTCGGCTATGAAGGGGCCAATCAATGAGCGTAATCACCATTTCATTCAAAGGTCGCAGCGGCTCTGGGAAAGATCCTATGGCGCGTTTGGTCAAAGAACAGCTGGTCGCCCTGGGTTTTGCTTGCGGCCCGATCAACCGGAACGAAGCCCATCAGCGCGAAAGCTTCGTGGTCCAGGATCCAAAGAAAACTCTGCAGGAGATTGGCAAATGAAAAAGTCTCGCTTGATCCTGGCCGCGCTGTCGGTTGCGTTTGTTTCGTCGGCGATGGCTAACCAGTTCCACGATATTCTGGAGGCCAAACGCTGGCAATTCCTGAAGGTGTCCGTCTGCAAGAGACCGACCATCGAAAACGGCGTGGTGGTCGAAGGCTACGGCATGAAGGAGGCCAATATGGCGTCGGTCCATTTGATGCGTCAAAGCCAAGCCGCCCAAGGTTGCGACCAGTTCAACCTTTATCCAATCTGCAACTTGCCGCAAGCCGGTGCTCCACAGCGCTGCCCGATGAAGCACCGAGGTGCAATGTGAGCGATATCCGAGCAATTGCCAGCATCGAAGCATTCGAGTGTGTAGACGGGACTGTCTTTAAGACGTTCCGTGAAGCCGAAGCGCACGCCGCAGAACTGGCCTTTGAAAAAGACCTTAGCGATATTGCGACTTTGGTAGTAGACTCGGTTTCCATTTCCTACGTTGACCGGGATGATGTGATTTGCATCCTGAAGGAAATCGGAAAATACTACGACATCACCAGGAAAGAACGAAATGAACGTTAAACTCATCAGCGTCACACCGAACGCTTTAGAGCTTCTGCTGGGGACCAAATCCGCTCGTATGCGCGGCCAGGACCCAGCAACCATGACCGACGAAGAAAAACGCGACCATTGGGCTTACATGCTCGATACGATCAAATCGCCATTCGAGTTTGTCGATTACATCTTCGAAATCGACGGCGTCAGCAAAAATTTTACTCATCAATTGGTACGCACTCGCACCGGCGCCTATCAGCAGGAAACCAGCCGCGCTCTGGAAATCGATGTTTTCAATTCGACGGTGATTCCCGAGGCTTTCGGCAAAACTGATGAAGATGGCGACATGTCGGAGTTGGGCAAGCTCTGGTGCGATGCGATGGCCGACATTGATGCGCATTATAAGGGCCTCATCGCAGCCGGTGCGGAACTTCAAGACGCCCGAGCGGTCTGCCCTTCTAACATGGGGACGAAGATCCTGGCCAAGTTCAACCTTCGCACCATGAGCGACATGGCCAAGAACCGGCTTTGTGCAAGAACCCAGGGCGAGTACCAGGACGTATACCGCGAAATGCGACGGCTGGTGTTAGAGGTCCATCCTTGGGCCGATTCCCTCCTGCAAGTCGCCTGCGTAGCGACCGGCCAATGCGCTTTCCCGCGTTGGGGCGGCAAGGTCGTTGGCTCGGAAAGTGTGCAGTATACCAGCGGTGATGGAAAAGAAAGTTTCCGCATGCGCGACACTTACCAGTGCCCATTCTACCGTCCATGGATGAATCTGGACGCTAAGAAAGAAGAATTGCGCCAAGTATTTTGGTCGTCTGCGAAAGCAGAAGCCAATCCAGTCGCCGTCAACGGCAAATCAATGTAATGGAGTCTCAAGTGACCGATACCCAAACACCCGTACAACGTAACGGCATCATCATTTTCGACCTGGATGGCTGCGTCTCTGACGACCGTCGTCGTCGCTCTATGTTGCCTGCGACGACCATCAACCAGACCGAAGGCGAGCTGGACTACTCCTATTACCACATGGGCTTGAGCGAAGATCCGGTATTGCCGCATGCCATGGCGCGTATCCAGGATGCGCAGAATAACGCGGCGTTCATTTTCTTCATCACGGCCCGTCCGATCAGTCTGTTCAAGGAAAGTTCGGAGTGGATTGAGCGCAATTTGGGCTTGGCCAGGGATTTGGACTATCAACTTTGCATGCGACCGCTCGGCGATACCCGGCCGTCTCCCGATCTGAAACGTGACATTGCCAAGGCGGCAATCGCCTTTGCCAAAGATCACAACACCCACATCATCGGCGCATTCGATGACCGTGGGGATGTCGTCGCCATGTATCGTGCTTGCGGCATTCCCGCCTGGATCCTCGACGAAGACGGCACCGAAGCGCCGTTTCTGAAAACGGTTGTTCCGCCCGAGGAAATCGAGGATGCCGAATTGATCGAGGACGGCGATGATGTTGGCCCAGATCCCGACTTGGCTGACGGTCCAACCCAACGCCCATACGTTAGCGACGTGACTGATGGCTGCAAGGTCCAGGTGAGCGTTCCAGTCGACGTCGACCCGGCCAAAACTGCCGACCAGATCCTGATGAGCATGGCAGAAATGTTCCGGCTCAAAAATGCGCAGTATGACGACAATTCAGTTGTCGTCGGTCGCGTTATGGCCGCGCTGTTCCCGAACGGCATCGCGCTCAAAACTCCTGCGGATTACGAGTTCTGGCATTTGTTTGAGCTCAGCATCGTTAAGCTCACCCGCTTCACCCAGAGCAAGTTGCGTCACCAGGACTCCATCCACGATCAGGCCATTTACCTCGCCATGTGCGAACGTCTGGTCGAAACCCACAACATCCAGATCAACTAAGGCGACTTCATGAAAATTTTGGTAACAGGATCTAAAAGCGGTTTGGGTTTGGCGATTGCTGACGCTCTGCGTTTCGACGGCCACAACGTCATTGACTATGACCTGCAAACCGGGGATGATGTTACGCGACCATTCGAAAACCGGGGAAAATGGGGAGAACTCCCAAGTATCCACGGCCTGATCAACTGCGCAGGCATCAACCACAACGAGTGGTTCGAAGATGTAACGCCGGAATCGTTCGAACGGCTCATGGCCGTCAACGCCTACAGCTTTGTTGGGATGACCCAGATGTTTATGGGCAGTCTGGAGGTTAACAAGGGCTTCGTCATCAACATCGTCTCGAACGCCGCTCACATTCCTATGACCAGCTCGCTGGCCTACAACGCATCAAAGGCCGCTGGCCTGATGATTACCAAGCAGATGGCCCACGAGCTGACTCCGAAGCACGGCATCACGGTATTCTCGGTTTCTCCGAACAAGCTAGCCGGCACCGGGATGTCCAAGCAAATCGAGGATAACGTCATCGCCACTCGCGGCTGGACTCGGGAATACGCCGCCGAGTACCAAAAAAAGGCTCTGATGCACGGCCTGGAATCTCCGCCAGAAGGCGTGGCCGCAATGATCGCGAGTCTCATCAGTTCCGGTAACTGGAAGTTCATGTCTGGCTGCGACATTCCTTTCGGGAAATAACCCATGAAAATGAAGGTTACAATTGTCGGTGATTTGGTCTTGATCGAGTTGACGCCAAACAAGGGTGAGTCGCAAACGATCAAGACCGTGGGCCAATCCTTAAACATTGAGATCTGCGATAACCGCGCTATAATCTCGACCGAACCTACCAAACCTGAAAATGAAGGCATTTAAATGAACGCACCAACTGTAAAACTTCCACCACGCTTCCAAGTCCAGCAAATCGCTTTGGTCGTTCCAGAACCGGGCCGCGCTTTCGGTCTGTTGGCCGACCTCGGCCTCACCGAGTGGTACAATGATCACGTGGTTGCCAAGGGCGTCGTGTTCGGCCTGGAGTGCGAAAACGCGGCCAATCTGAGTTTCAACTACCAGGCCGGTTCGGGCGCCGAGGGCATCGGCGAAAACGAACTCAAACCGCTGGAGCTGGAAATCCTGGATTACGTCGGCGAAGAGAACTGGATCAGCTCTCAGAGCCTCGACCGCACCGTCAGCCACCTCGGCACCCACTGCACCGCCGAGCAGCTGGCTGAATACCGCGCCTACTTCGCATCCCAGAACATCGAAGTGGCCCAGGAAGTCGTCACCCAAAGCCACACCAACCCCGGCATCGCCAATTCGCGGCGTTACAATTACGTCATCTTCAACACGCGCCCGATCCTGGGCGTTGACCTCAAGTTCATCGTTCGCTTGAACGTCGATGGAACACCGCTGTAAATCCTCCAACCAAGTTTAGCGGCCTTAATGGCCGCTTTTCTTCGCTCCCATAAGGTGGCAATATGACCGCTATTATCATTCCGCGCAAAAAGTTCGCGGTATACGATAACGAAACTACAGGCCTCACAGTTCATCCGAAAGCATCGCTTAGCCTCCAGCCGCGAATCATCGAGTTCGCCGGAATCATCACCGATGGCATTGAAATCCTCGATGAGATCGAGTTCATCTGCAACCCTCAACAAGCCATCGAAGAAATCATCACCAAGATCACCGGCCTGAAAAACGAAGACCTGGAAGACAAACCGCCGTTCGAGCACTTCATTCCGCAAGTGGCGGCATACTTCGCTCAGGCCGATGTCGCCGTGGCCCACAACCTTTCATTTGACCGGGCACTCTTGCAATACGACATGCAGCGCGCCGACCGGGATTTTGAAGAGTTGAACTTTCCAAAGATCCTTTGCTGTACGGTCGAACAGTCAATGCACCAATTTGGCCGCAGGATGAAGCTGTCGGAGTTGTACGAGCTGTATATTGGCCCCTACGTCCAGAAACACCGGGCGATGGACGACATCCGTTTGCTTCACGCAGTCTGCGGCGCTATGGGAGTTTACAATGCCTTCAATCAATAACTTTCCACAACTTCGAATTCGCACCGGCATGACCTTTCGCGACGTTTACGGTCGCATGCCCGAGGTACTGGAGCGCCTGGTCGAAGTCGGCGCCAAGCACGCCGGCGTTGTAGACACTGGTACGTGGGGGCACGTAAGATTCGAGAAGGAGTGTGCCAAGCATGGGATCCAACCAATGTTCGGTATGGAGGTCCCAATCATCGACTTGGACGAAGAAGGCAACCAGAGCGCCTTCAAGCCACGTGCTTGGATTCTGGCTAAAGATATTCGCATGTTCTATACCGCCACTTCGCTTTGCGTTCAGACCAAAGGCTTGTGCGGCGGTCAGCTACGTGCATTGGAAGGCATTATCCGATTCCCTGGCGGCGCTCTGAATGTTCTTGATATCGACGATTATGATTACATCGATATCAACCCATCTTCGTTCCTGTTGGCCGCGCAAGGCATCGCGCTTCATCGTAAGACCGGAAAGCCTATCGTTCTGACCGGCTACAATGACATGCCGAAGATCGAGCACAGCGACTACGCCTATGCTTGGGAAGTCCGTGATTCGGTCGGCATGCGGACCATCGAGCCCGTCGAGGTCATGTACGAAACGCTCAAGCACGTCATGACCCGCGAAGAGTTTCAACAAGGCTTCGATAATGCCTGGGCAATCGCCAAAGAGTTGGACGGCATGAAGCTCAACAAGGCCCCTTTGATTCACTTGGAGGGGGATCTGGTTGCGCTCGCCCGCGAAGGCCAAACCGACCGGCTCCGTCGCGGCCACATCGACGCCTGGACGAAAGAATACGAAGAACGGTTTGTTGAAGAGATTCGCCAGATCCAGGCCAAAGAGTTTGATAGCTACTTCCTGGTTGTGGCCGATCTGGTACGTTATGCCAAGCAACACATGCTGGTCGGTCCCGCTCGTGGCTCGGCAGCGGGCTCTTTGATCTGCTACTTGCTCGGCATCACCGAGGTTGACCCGATCCCGCATCAGTTGCTGTTCCAACGCTTCATCGACATCAGCCGCGCCGACTTGCCCGACATCGACATCGACTTCGCCGACACCAAGCGCTTCATGGTGTTCGATTATCTGAAGGATAAATACGGCATCAGCAACGTCGCTAAGCTCGGCAACATCAACACGCTGAAGGCCGCCAGCGTAATGGCGCAAGTTGGCAAAAAGTTCCGTGTACCTGTAAACGAAACGTTCCAGGTGCGAAACGCGCTGATTGAATACTCATCGGGTGACGCCCGTTACGGAAAGGGCCTCCAGGACACATTTGAAACCACCACCCCTGGCCAATCGTTCCGTGAGCGCTACCCTGCTGCAGCCGAGTGCATGGGCGACCTAGAAATCCACCCTAGCCACACCGGCGTCCACGCGGCGGGCATCCTGGTTTGTAATGAACCAATCACCGATTATTGCACGGTGAACGAAGAGGGCATTGCGCAGATCGATAAGCCCGATTCCGAATACCTCAACCTGTTGAAGATCGATGCCCTGGGATTGCGGACGCTCGGCATCATCGAAGATTCCGGTGTTGTGACGGCAGAACAGCTCTACAGCCTGAAGATGGATGACCCCAAGGTTTTCGAGGTCATTAACAGCGACAAAGTCAGCGGCATTTTTCAATTCGAGGGTGATGCCGTTCGGTCGGTTACGCGTTCTGTTAACGTGGACCGCTTTTCCAAAATCGACAACCTGACGGCCCTGGCACGTCCGGGACCGTTGGCGTCTGGTATGGCCCAGAAGTATATCGCCCGTGCTCGCGGCGATGAGCCGATCACCTACGACGTTCCGCAGCTTGAAAAGTATCTGAAGGATACATACGGCGTATTCCTTTACCAAGAGCAGATCATGTCCGTGGTAAAGGAAATTGGCCTGTTTGACTGGGTCAAGACGTCTGCGGTTCGAAAGGCGATGTCTGGGCGCAAAGGTGAAGAGTACTTCAACGCAATGGGCGCCGACTTCGTGGCCGGGGCAACGTCCCAGGGCGTGCCTGAAGATCAGGCCGTCAAAATCTGGAATGAAATGGTGACGTTTGGTTCCTGGGGATTTAACAAGTCTCACTCCGTATCCTATGCCATCGTAACTTACTGGACTTGCTGGCTGAAGTGCTATCACAAGTTGGAGTTCGCTGCTGCCTGTATGCGAGCCGCGAAAGACGATGAGCAGACCATCGCCATTCTCCGTGAGCTGGCCAAAGAAGGCGTGACCTATAAGGCCATCGATCCAGAGCATAGCCAATTGAACTGGTTGGTAGCGAACGGCAATCTGGTTGGCGGAATCATGAACGCCAAAGGATACGGCCCCGTCAAAGCTCTCAAGTACATCGAGGCTCGCGCCGCCCGTCACGAAAGCGAACAGGCCGAGGCCAAATTCCAGAAGATGGCAGAAGCCCTGTCCAAAGCCGAAGTCAAGTTTGCCGACTTGGCAGAGGCCCACACCAAGTTCGGTCACTTCTATGCAAATCCGAAGCTGCTCGGTGTCGCGTCCGGCTGGCCTATCCTCGGCATGAAAGAGGTCAAGGATAAAGACGACGGCGTAATCATCGGAAAGTTGACGAAGAAAGTTCTGGCCGACGAAAACGAAGCCATCCGAATCAAGAAGCGCGGCGGCAAGGTCATGAAAGGTCAGACCCAATTTGTTGACCTTTTCCTGGTCGATGACTCCACCGATTCACCTATGCGCTTTCGGGTTCGCCCGGACAAATTTCTGGAACTCGGCAAACCAATCGCAGAATCGGCTCCGACCGGTTCATGGTTCCTGGTGCGCGGCTGGAAACTCAAGGACATCGACATGTTTATCATTAAAAACATTCGTCGCATCGATAACTTGGAGGCGTAATGGCCAAACTCAAAGAACAACGAGCCTTTTCGACTTTCAAAGAAGGAAGCATCGGAAAGTTAAACTTGAAGCGCATCGAAACTTCCACAACCTCTGGCATGCCAGATGTCATAGGTACGAATCGGAATGGCTTTGCATTCTGGATGGAAGTCAAAGCGCTTGACCATTGGCCTAAGCGTGATTCAACTTTGCCGCTGAAAGGTATGTTCGAGAAAGGGCAACTTTCGTTCCTCTGTGAATGGAATTCGTGGAAGGGAAATGCGTTCATTCTGTTGCGAGTTGGGTTAGAGTATTATTTGCTAATCCCATCGCTTGCCCTTCCATGTTACACTCAGTCTGATTTGATCGAATATCATTGTCTGGCCAAAGGGAAGGATAAGGTCATTAATTATCTGATTGAGGCACGTAATGAAAACTAATCCTATGAATCACCAAGTTGTCGGCCTTGAAAAATGCGATGGAAAGCGCAACTTTGCTTTTCTGATGGAGCAAGGGACCGGCAAGACTTGGTTGACCTTGGCCGACGCAGAGCGGTGCTTTCTTCTGGACAAGATCGACGCATTACTGATTGTTGCGCCAAACGGGGTCCATACCAATTGGGTTCGCCGCGAAATACCGACGCACCTCAGCGCGAAAAACATAACTTTCGCATGGCGCGGAACCCCGTCTAGCAAGAAGGCGAAAGACGCCATCGAAAGGATGTTCAGGACCCACTGGACACACGATGATCGCCCGCTACGGATATTCTCTATCAACGTAGAGGCTATCAACTCGGCCAACGGGTATGCCATCGTAGAGCGTTTCCTTAAGGCGTTCCCACGCACCATGATGGCCGTGGACGAATCGACGCGCATCAAGAACCCGGATGCCAAGCGATCCAAGAAGGTTTGCGAATTGGGACTTCTGGCAATTGCCCGTCGCATCCTCAGCGGCACGCCGTTGACCAGGGCTCCAACCGACCTTTTCATGCAGTACAACTTCCTCAAGCCTGGGCTGCTCGGCACCAAATCTTTCCGGGCTTTCCAGGCCGAGTTTTCGGTGTTGCTGACTCCAGATTCGCCGCAGATGATCGCCATCATGCGCAAGCTGGCCGGGAAGGTTCGCGGAATGCCACAGGTCGTCGCGAAAGATGAAAACGGCATTCCGATGTTCAAGAACCTGGACAAACTTGCGGCGCTGATCGCCCCGCATTCGTACCGCGTCACTAAGGCAGAATGCCTGGACTTGCCACCGAAAGTGTACAAAGTCTTGAACTTTGAGTTGACGCCAAATCAACGGCGCGTCTATCAGCAGATCATGGAAGAGTACAGCTATGTACTCAACAAGGATGGCGTTGATGAGGACGTGTCGTTTGAGGCCATCGCGGCCCGGACCAAGCTCAAGCAGGTCACCTCGGGGTTCATCAATATCTATGGCGAGCCGCAGTTACTGCCGCCCGAAGATAACCCGCGAATGGCCCTGTTCAAAGATACCATCGACATGATCCTGGAGCGCGATGAGTCGGCACAGATCATTGTTTGGGCGATGTTTGAGCAGGAACTCTTACAGATCAAGGCGCACCTCGACAGCATTAACGTGAACTCTGCCTTGTACTATGGCAAGACTAGCAAAGATGAACGTGAGCGAATAATCGATGAGTTCCAGGGCGGCCAGATCCAGGTTTTCATCGGCCACGCGGCAGCAGCGGGGATTGGCATTACGCTTACCGCCGCCGAGACGGCAATCTATTACAGTTGCAGCTATGACAATGAGTTGAGGATGCAGTCTGAGGATCGCAATCACCGCATCGGCACCAAGAATACCGTGACATATTACGACTTGGTTGCCGAGGATACTCTTGACGAAGACATTGCTCGTTCATTGTCCGTGAAGTCGGAGTTGGCCGCCATTGTAATTGACGGAAAAGAAGTTCACTAATAAAGTTGCCGTAAGTTTGCACTTACGGCATACTTACTTCACCAACCACCACCCAGAGTCGCATTTAATGAACGATGCAAACGAAGTTCCGGACTTTGCCAAAGAACAGCCGCCCATTGACTTTTTCGATGACATGAACATCAATGTCGATCAGGTCGCCGGCACAACCCTTGAACGTCTCACGGCGCTCGCCAATCTTTTCACCGAGAAGGACGCCGAGCGCACAAAAGCTGCTGTGGCCCTGGCCGAGCTTGAAGAAGAAATAAAGAACATCCAGCGCATCCAAATTCCGAACATCATGGAAGAGCTGGGCGTTGCCGAATTCAAGATGGCCGACGGTGCAGTGGTTTCGGTTTCGCCAAAGATCAATGCGTCCATCCCAGAAGCGCGCCGTCCGGATGCATTCCGTTGGCTTGAAGAGCACGATTACGACGGCATTATCAAAACCAAAGTTCTGGCCGAGTTTGGCAAGGGCGAAATGGATGATGCCAAAAAGGCCCAGGCCGCGCTGGAAAAGGCCGGTGTGTTCGCCTCTTTGGACCGTTCCATTCACAATGCAACTTTGACATCGTTCGTCAAAGAGCGTTTGGCGGCTGGCGAAACGTTGCCAGATGCATTCAGCGTGTTCGAGTTCAAAGAAGCGAAGATCAAAGCGCCAAAAGCCAAGAAAAAGTAGTTGCCGAAACTCATCCAACAACTTATTATTCATTCACAGCCAACTTAATGACTGTGAACTCAACCGAAAGGACAGTAACATGACCGACAAAAACGCTGCAGAAACCAAGGGTAAGGCCGAAGAAGTCAAAGCATCTGGCACCGAAGTCGCTGTGGCCAATGGTGATCAGGCCATCGTCAACGTCGCCCCAGTCGATATGGGCGTGATGGACCTGGAAGACTTCGGCAATACCGGCTTCGAAGGGTCTGACAAAGATTCCTTTGCCATTCCGTTCATCCAGATCCTCCAGAAGATGTCGCCGCTGGTTGACGAAGACGATGCGAAGTACATCACCGGCGCGAAGGCCGGCATGCTCTTCAACTCCGTCACCCAAAAGCTGTACGACGGCAAGAAAGGCTTTCACATCATCCCATGCGCCTACAAACGCACCTACATCCTGTGGGGTGGTCGCGAAGGCGATGGCGGCTTCAAGGGCGAGTTCACCGTCGATCAAGTCGAGGCCATGCGCCTGGACGAGACCAAAATCAAGGTCATCGATGGCAAGATGTACGTCCCGAGCGAAGACGGTACGGTCAACGAGAAGAAAAACGATTACTATGCCGACACCCGGTCGCACTTCGTCATCGTGATCGATCCTGACACCCAGGAGTACGGCGCGGCCATCCTGTCGCTGTCTTCGTCGCAAATCAAGGCGTCCAAAAAGTTGATGACCTCGCTGCAGCAGAAGAAGGTCCAGACAACGAAAGGCATGATGACGCCGCCGACTTTCGCCAACATGGTCAAAGTCACCACCGTCGGCCTGTCCAACGACAAAGGCACCTGGTCCGGCGTCAACTTCGAACTGGACGGCTTGGTCACAGACAAGAACCATTACGCCGCCGCCAAAGAGTTCTACAAAGCGGTTGTTGGTGGTGAAGTCGGTGCCGACTACTCAAAAGCCGACGCGGCCAGCGCCAAGGGTGACGGCGACGTCAACGACCAACCGTCCACCGCTGACGGGTTCTGATCTCCACTCCAACCGAGGCCGTCTAAGTGACGGCCTTTTTATCAGGAGAACGTCATGGATTGGAAAAGCATCGGCCAAAAGGTTGGATCGATGGCGCCCTACCTGGGAACCCTCCTTGGTGGGCCGGCTGGTGGCGCCGTTGGCACCCTGGTGGCGCAAGCCCTTGGGACCGAGGATAACGCCGCCGCCGTCTACTCGGCCTTAAACAGTGACCCCGTGGCTGCAGTTAAGCTCATGGAGTTGCAGGAAAACGCCAAGATCCAACTTCAGCAGTTGGCCGTCCAGGCTGAGCTCAACCGGATGTCCGCCGAGGCCGCGCAATACGTTGCCGAAGTCAGCGACCGGGACAGCGCCAGGAAGCTCGCGGCAGCGCAACCGAATGATATCATCCGACCGGTCATAATCCTGATTCTGCTAATCGGCGGTCTGGCCATTTTGGCTTGCGTGTTCTTCGGGTTTGCTACCGAAGTTTTGCGCGATCCTGTCGCCGCGTCCGCCATCGGCATAATTGTCGGCTTCTGGTTCAATGAGATCAAGGCTGCGACCGGTTTCTACTTCGGCATGACGAAAGAAAGTGCCGTACAAAACCGTGAAATCTCGCGATGGGCGACTGCTCCCGGAACCGTCACCGTCGTCAACGATTCATCACCCAAGGAAATCAAATGAACATTCCTAAAGACAACTACATCGAACTCGCCAACGTCACCATGTCCGACGAATGGCACGGCGCGGCGGTATCCAAGGCCGAATTCATCGCCACTTTGGAGTCCGTGATCAAAGGCTTGAACCGGCTCGACCAGATCAAGAAAGCCATGTTCTACGGGCGCGAACTCCCTGGCGGCCAGGACAGCGGCCCAACCCTGGAAACCTTGGATATGGACCTTACCCCTGTCGGGATGACCATGCGCGATGGCCGCCGCTTGGTCCACGGCCTGATCGGCGCGGCGACGGAGGCTGGTGAGCTGCTGGAGGCCATCGTCAAGGCCATCGACAACAAAGAACCGTTGGACAAGGTGAATCTCATCGAAGAGATCGGTGATGGCCTGTGGTACGCCGCCGCCGTGATGCGAGTTTGCAACACTGACTTCGCGTCTGTCCAGCAGATCAACATCGACAAGCTCAAAAAGCGCTTTCCGAACGGCTTCAGCATGGTCGATGCAAACGTGCGAAATCTCGTTGTAGAACGCGCCGTGCTGGAAACCGGCGTTTTCGGCGAAACCGGCCAATAACTTCAACTGCCGCGCCAAGCCCAAGTTGATCTTGGGCTTTCTTTTATCCAAAAGGAATGTAAAGCATGAAGCCAATGAAGTCTGTACAGTTCAACCCGCTGATTCCTCATTTCCCTTGCTTCGGTTCGCCAAAGTTGGACGGTTACCGCTCTGTCGGCGTCAACAAGCAGATGCTGAGTAATTCCCTCAAGCCAATCCGCAACCGCTACGTCCAGTTCTGCATGGGCTTCAATGAAGTCAACGGTTTGGACGGTGAACTGATCGTCGGCGCGCCGAACCACCCTCAAGTCTTCAACAACAGCTCTGGTCTGATGGCATTCGACGGCGAGCCAGATTTCAAGCTATACGCTTTCGACGACTTCACCAATCCAAACGATCCTTACATCAAGCGTCTGGACTCCCTGAAACGCCGCGCCGACCAGTTCAACCGAGTTTCCGACAGTAGTCGCGTAGTCGTCCTGGAGCAGCGTTTGATTCACTCCCAGGAGGAACTTGATGAGTTCGAGCGTGAGCAGATTGAGCTCGGCTACGAAGGCATCATGACGCGCCGTGCCGATGGAATCTACAAGTTCGGCCGTTCCACCGCCAAAGAAGGATATTTGCTGAAGGTCAAACGTTTCGAGCACGGCGAAGGCCTGATCATCGGCGCCGAAGAGTTGATGCACAATGAAAACGAAGCTTATATTGATGAGCTTGGCCGCACCGCACGATCAACTGCGCAAGAAAATCTGGTTCCATCAGGCATGTTGGGAGCCTACATCGTCGAGCATCCAGACTACGAAAAACCGTTCAAAGTCAGCTGCGGCACGATGACACACGAACAACGCCGCTGGGCCTGGGAAAACCTTAACGTTGCCCTCGACAAAGTAACGCGCTACAAATGGTTCCCGCATGGCACCAAGGATGTTCCTCGCCATCCTCTTTGGGACGGGATGCGCGATAACGACGACCTTGGCGAAGACCACCCGCTCTACAAGATCAAGAAGTAATGTTTGACGCACCGAGCCTTCACGATTTGATCGAAGAGGAACGCTTACGGTTTGAGGCCGCAGTTGACATCCACCTCGGTTGGCGAAAAGGCTCGGTGCGCAAGTTGCGAGACGGCGACGGCTATGGCGATCGCATGTATATTGTTGGATTGTGGTGGTCTTGGCTGGTTGCAGTCGGACTGCTAGAAGCGGTCCCGAAAGACGCTATCAACGAACACTCTATTGTAGACTCCCACGGGCAACCGCTGCCGATGGATCCATAGAATCCTCTACATAGTGTTCGTAATACGGGTCCATATGGACCCTTTTCATTGCCAGAAGTTCCTGTCAGAAATAACTTTTATGTTATAAGAATTCCGATTCAAGGTATAATCTTTGTCGTGGATTCCCCTCCATTGCAGGCTCTAGGCCGGTGCCTTGCCATTATACAAAGAGGTGGTGCGATGCGTCTAAGACGTAAAAAGAAAGTTGAGAAAGAAGAGAGTGAAGAAGAAGTAATTGAATCAATCCGGTCTAACTTAGTTGAGTCAATAATTTCAATTCTTCTGAAGATCATTGGCGAGTCGGTAAAGGACAAGTTGCTAAGAGCCGTCCTGGTAGGTGTCTTGAGTGCCTTCAGTCAATACACCGTCGATATGTCTGCTGATTCCGTCAAGAAGGAGCCGGTGATCTTAACCACCCCAAGGCTGGATGACGAAGATAACAAAGCCCCTGAATAGGGGCTTTACTTTGAATCAAACTTCCAATTCGCGTTTCGCGGCCAGATAACGAGACATCCGCAGATCGCCGTGGTTGTTTGGCCCTGGAACCGCTCCGTTCACCATCTTAACCACTTTGCTGAAGTTTCCAGAGTCGGCCACTTCTATGATCCCTTCTTTCTTGAAAAACCAGGCAGCGGATAGCGCCGCGCCGATTGGCTCTTCAAGACGGTGAGGTTGCACCACCAAATCCACGCCGAGGGCTTGGCCGCACTTGTCATACTGCTCTTTGCCGGTGAGCTGGATTAGGCCGCGCCCACGGAACTTCCAACCATCGCCACTTTCCGGGCTCCCATTGCCCATGCGGTGAGCGTAACAGTCGTTGGCGATGGCTTCGGGGTTGCCACCCAGAGCCTTTGCCTTGGCATTTGGAGCCTTGACCTTGGCCTTCGGGTCGATTGCGTAGCGGTTTGGCCAGACGACTGCCAGGCGCTCCGCTCGATAGTTGAGGTTCTCAACGAGTTTTTCGAGGTTGCCAGACTCAACACCGATATTGGCGAGGAAAGCCGCGATGGCATTGGACGTCTTGATCTCAAATTCATTCATCGCCGCCTGGATCGGACGGAACCATTTATCAACTGCGGCGTCATTGCAACCGGTCCCGGCCTTTAAAGCGTTTGTTGTGAAGATCACTTCATTAATTCCTCATGCAAACTTGTTTTGAGAATTTTGACCAGCCAATTCGGAGTTACTGGTGGAGCGGCTGGAAAGTCAATGGTATTTGGCCACCTGCGCAGATCGTGCCTGAATGTTATCAAGCTGTGATACTCATGGCTTGATATTGAGTAGTTTAGATTGCACTCTGCCTCTTCACGATGACGGTCAACTATCCAATCAGTTTTTTCCAGGAAATAATTTCTAATGCGCCTTGCTCGATCAGCGCGCTTTCCCAGATCGTCCTCAAAGGGCTTTATCGGCCCAAACTTGCCTTCTATCAATTCACTATAAATTCGTCTTCCATGTATAGTTGAATCGAATTTATAAGCAACAAATGGAACCGGGTCATTCTGAATGTCGGGAAATGTAACGTGACACCCAATCCTCTCACCGGACTCATCAATGAACTCCGGTGAGAGGATTTTTGTATATTGCAAATCGCCAAACGCTCCCATGTCATACTCCAAAGGTTATTCCTATTGGAGTATATCTATTAAGCAATCCGTTGGCAAAGAGTAATGGAGTCGGAACTGCTACCGTCACCGTTGGTGATGAACCCACATAGCCGCCAAGTGCCAGCGCCGGCATTTGCCCCTCGATAAACGCTGCCGCAAGATGCCCACTCCATGTTGGCATAGTTAACCAAGGTTCCAGGTCCGCTTGCGCCGTACCCGCCTGAGATCATGAACAACCCATAGGCACCAATATCGTTATATTGGTTGGATGCTTGAGTCGATGCCAAAGAGGATCTGAAGTTTTGCGTTGTTATGATTGGATAGGCCGCTCCCATGGAACCGCCGCCCACTTTCCAAACGTTATCAACATCCAACCCGAAGTATGCACCGAAATTTCCTTGCCGATGAAATTCTATTACCGAAGAACCTCCATTATCAACGTTGATGATGCCAAGCTGAGCCAAGCCAAGTGCGGCATTAGTCATTGGGCCAAGTGCCTGGCGTTGAATGTAGGTGGAGGAGGATGTGCCGTTTACAACATTCAACCGGAGATAATTTGCCGGGTTGAAGTTTGCACTATCCCATGGAACCGCCGTTCCAAATCGCGGCCTTTGTGCAAACGTAACTATTTGGGTATCATTTGCCACACCAAATGCTCGCGCACGTTGACCACTTGCATTGATGCAATCGAAGGCCCATTGAGAGGCATCATAACCTTGCACATATCGAACCAAAGGTGCTATCTTATATTGAATTACAGCATCAGAAGGCGTCGAGAATATTGCCGCATCGCTGAAAGTAACAGGCTGAACCATTGTGATTGCGGCGGTGCCAATTGCCATGATATTGGCTAACGTTGGCCCTTGGATGTTAATTTGAGTAGCTGACGCTGCGACGATTCGAGTCGTCATCGAGCTGGACCCGGCATATGCAAAATCAATGTATGGCGCCGCCGCCTTCAGAGTCAGGCTTTGCAGTATGGCATTCGTATTTGGATAAACAATTGCCGGTTTATTCAGAACATTCGCCCACTCAACTGTGGTTATGCCAGCAGCAGTGATCAGATCGTTTACTTGTTGAAGGGTAGTGAACTGATTTGGTTTTACGGCTGGCATCCCTTGGCGCGGCGATCCCACCATGCTTTTTATGAGCCAACCCGCAGGCGAGGCCGAATATTGCAGTTCTGCCACGGAGTTTTGGTTAATTTCACCCCCTGTCAGCAAGCTGTACGCGCCGCCGTAAATATCCACGTCACCAAGCCCGTTGACATTAAGAGTTGCCGCGCCGGAGTTTGCGACGTGGAATCGAACGCGAATCACGGATCCATCTTTCAATGACGAAAGGAATGGATTGAGCGTCAAGGTATAGGCCGCAGAGTTTCCTGCAGTAATGCCAAATATGTAACTTCCCTTTTGATATTCGCTCA